CAAGAAGGGCATCGTCGCTGGTGTTCCGCGCACCCGCAGCGAGACCAAGACCTACATCGCCACGCTGGACTACGACGAGAACGGCGAACTCACGATGAACGGTATGGGCCTTGTCCGTGCCAAGCGTGTGGCAACTGCCTTCATGCTGGTGCGCCGTGAGGTCTTTGAGCAGATGGCAGCAGCCCATCCGGAGTGGAAATATTATGATACTCGCTCGGATCGTACGCTCACTGCGATGTTTGATTTCCAAGTTACGGAAGAAGGTTACATGGGGGAAGACTTCCTCTTCTGTGACCGTGCACGTGAACTCGGTTTCGACGTCTGGATCGACCCGTCGATCTCGCTAGGCCACATGGGCGTGCAGGAATACATCGGCAACTACGGTAAGGATATCCTTTACCCGATGGTTGTCCCGCAGAGGAGTGTAGCATGATGAACCGCCGTAAGTTTACCGGTATGGGTCGCCAGATAGCGGCACAGCAACGGGCGCAGCCGCAGATGCCAATGGGCGGTGGGATTGGCGCAGCACTTGGCCGCATCGGACAGCGACCGGGTTTTGTAAATTCTAGTAGTTTTGTAAATCCCGGCCCTGCGGGGCCGCCCCCGGCAGGGATGGCTCCGGTTGACCCAAGTAAGGCGATGATGATGAAGAAAGGCGGCGCGGTCAAGAAGATGGCCAAGGGCGGCACCGCCTCCAAGCGCGCCGACGGCTGCGCCACCAAGGGCAAGACTAAAGGAAGGTTTGTCTGATGGCTAAGATTGATAAAATCCTCGGCTCTATCTCCCCCCTGTACGGTATGGCTAGCGGGGAAGGTCTGTTCTCCAACCTACGCAAAATCAGCCCCGTCATGCAGTTGGCAGGCGAAGGTGACACCGCTGCCGATAAGCGCCGTCGTATGGAAGAGGAAGAAACAAAGAAAAAGCAGGCCCCCGGCATGAAGCACGGCGGCATGGTCAAGAAGATGGCCAAGGGTGGTGCGGTTAAGAAGATGGCCAACGGCGGTATGCCGTCCATTGAGGAGTCGCTGAAGAGCGGCAACCGCGTCTCCGAGCAGGTTGGTAAAGAAACCAAGCGGATGATGCCGCCTAAGAAGCGCACGATGCCGTCCCCCGGCGAGTCCGTGAAGTCGGGCAACCGCATGTCCGGTGAGGACGCCAAGGACCTGAAGGCCGTCAAGAAGTACGCCAAGGGCGGCGTCACCCGTGGCGACGGCATTGCCAAGAAGGGCCACACCAAAGGGAAAATCTGCTAATGGCTAAGACCCCGGCTTGGCAACGTAAGGAAGGCAAGTCCGAAAAGGGCGGGCTGAACGCCAAGGGGCGTGCGTCTTACAACAAAGCCAATCCGGGGAAGCCGGGGCTCAAAGCTCCGCAGCCTGAAGGTGGTAGCCGCAAGAAGTCCTTCTGCGCCCGGATGTCTGGGATGAAGAAGAAGCTGACGTCATCCAAGACTGCTAACGACCCGAACAGCCGTATCAATAAGTCTCTCCGCGCTTGGAAGTGCTGACATGGAGATGATGATATGGAACATCGTCCTCAGTGCGGTCGTCGGGGTTATGGGCTTTATGCTTAAGGGTAAGTTCGACGAACTGGACCGCTTGGGTATCTTGCTCAACAAAACGCGGGAAGAAGTGGCACGTGACCACGTCACTCGCGCGGAGGTCAACCAGACGCTCGATAAGCTCGCAGAGCGCATCGACAAAAGTATCCAGCGCCTTGAAGCTAAACTGGATGACATGAAGAAAGGATGAATCATGCCAAGCAAGACACCCAAGCAGAAGAGCTTCATGGCGGCAGTAGCCAACAACCCCAAGTTCGCCAAGAAGGTGGGCGTTCCCTCTAAGGTCGGCAAGGAGTTCGAGATGAAGGACAAGAAGATGGGCATGAAGAAGATGGCCGATAAGGCCGGTCGTGCCATGACCAAGAAGTCGGCTGACACGATGGGCCGTGCGATGAAGAAGTACGCCGAGGGTGGCTCAGTCTCGTCGCGCGCCGATGGCGTTGCCAAGAAGGGCAAGACCGACACCAAGATGCCGAAGATGGCCAAGGGCGGCTACGCCATGGGCGGAAAGATGAAGGGCTGCTGATATGCGTGCCAGTCGGGGTATGGGCGCTATGATGGCGTCCAAGATGCCAAAGGCGAAGACCATTCGTCGGAAGGATAACCCCGACTCGGTCACCGTCTATGCCAAGGGCGGCAAGGTTAAGGCGAAGCGCATGGCCGAAGGTGGCAGCGCCAAGGACGCGTGCTATTCCAAGGTTAAGGCGCGCTACAAAGTCTTTCCTTCCGCCTACGCCTCCGGGGCTATCTCTAAGTGCCGCAAGGTCGGTGCCAAGAACTGGGGTAACAAAGGTGGCAGTTCGTAAGACCGAGAAAGGCGCTTCGCTTAAGCGCTGGTTCCAAGAGGACTGGAAGGACGTCCGTACGGGTAAAGCCTGCGGGCGACAGCCGGGTGAGAAGCGCGGCACACCTTACTGTAGACCTAGTAAGCGTATTTCTGATAAGACCCCCAAGACGTCATCGGAGATGACTCCGACGGAGAAGAAGACGCGTATCGCTCAGAAGAAGCGGTTGGGGCAGCCTCCCGGTGCGCCTAAGCGCGTACAGGCAGCGCGGAGACAGAAATGACCACCAGCGGTACGACATCCTTTAACCTCAACCTTAACGAGCTCTTCGAAGAGGCGTTCGAGCGTTGTGGCGTGGAAATGCGGACCGGCTATGACTTTCGCACGGCACGGCGCAGCCTGAACTTGCTGACCATTGAGTGGGCAAATAAAGGTATCAACCTCTGGACGCTGGAGCAAGGCTCCATCCCGATGGTGCAGGGGCAGATTACATATCCGCTCCCCGTGGATACCATCGACCTGTTCGACCACGTCATCCGTACGCAGACTGGGCAGGCGCAGACGGACATCAACATTAACCGTATCAGCGCCGATACGTACCTCACAATCCCCAACAAGAACGCGCAGGGTCGGCCTATTCAGGTGTGGATCAACCGCCAGTCAGGCGCAACCTATCCGGCGGGTGGACAACCCGCAGGGACCAACCCCTCCACGGGTGTCGATCATCCGTCGATCAACGTGTGGCCTGCCCCGGACCAGAACAACTTCTATACCTTCGTGTACTTCCGACTGCGCCGTCTTCAGGACGGAGGTTCGGGTACAACGACGCAGGACATCCCGTTCCGTATGCTGCCGCCCCTCGTGGCTGGCTTGGCATACCATCTGTCGCTAAAACTGCCCGGTGCGCTGGAGCGGTCCATCGGCCTCAAGGCCATGTATGATGAGTTGTGGCAGCAGGCCGCAGACGAGGACCGCGAAAAAGCACCGCTGCGCCTCGCGCCGCGTCAGATGTTCTACTAAGGGGGTAACGTGCCTAACCGGTTCGCCTCTGGCAAATACGCGATTTCGCAGTGTGACCGCTGCGGCTTTCGCTACAAGCTGAAGGAACTGAGGTCGCTCGTCATCAAGACGAAGAACGTCAACATCCTAGTGTGCCGCTCCTGTTGGGAGCCGGATCAGCCGCAGCTTCAACTTGGCATGTACCCGGTGGATGACCCACAGGCGCTGCGCAACCCGCGCCCCGATACGACCTACCGGCAAGCCGGTTTGACGGGGTTACGCACTCAGCCAGTTACACAACCGACCGAGGATACTGACGCGTTCGGTACCCCTTCGCAAGGTAGCCGAATCATTCACTGGGGGTGGAACCCTGTGGGTTTTCAAAATCCCTTGGGTTTGTGGGGTCTTCCTGATACATTGGCAGGCAGTGGTCAGGTCGGTACCGTGACTATTCAGACGACGGAGAATTGATATGGCTAAGGGTGGTAAGACTAACGACCAGATGCTGAAGCTCGGACGTAACCTTGCTAAGGTTGCGAACCAGAAGAGCGGCAAGAAGCCGATCAAGGATATGGGAAAGGTCGATAAAAATGGATAACGTCAATCAGCCCAAGCCAGCGCATAACCCGCTGGGCAACAGCGGCTACCCGAACAACGTACCTAACACCCAGACCGTGAAGACGCGCGGGACCGGTGCGGCTACCAAAGGTACGCATAGCAGCAAGAAGCTTGGCTAATGAACTACGCTCAGCTTGTCGAAACCATTAAGGGTTACACCGAAAACGACTTCCCAGACACGGTGGGGTCGGGTGGACTCACTTCGACTGAGCAAATTAATACGTTCATTGTCAACGCCGAAGAGCGTATCTTCAACACGGTCCAGCTTCTGGACCTACGCAAGAACGTGACGGGCAACTGCACGGCGAGCAACAAGTATCTCTCGGTCCCCTCGGACTGGCTGTCCAACTTCTCTCTGGCGGTGATTGACCCGGTCACGGGTGATTACGAGTATCTGCTGAACAAGGACGTTAGCTATATCCGGGCTGCCTATCCGTCGCCTACCGATACCGATAAGCCGCTCTATTACGCGTTCTTTGATGTGGATTCCTACATCCTCGGACCCACGCCAGACCTGAACTACCAGTTTGAGCTGCATTATTTCTACTACCCGCAGTCCATCACAGAGGCGGGTACGTCGTGGCTTGGCGACAACTTCGAGTCCGTGCTCCTTTACGGCGCGCTGCTAGAAGCGTATACGTTCATGAAGGGTGAAGCTGATGTAATCGCCGGATACCAGAAGCGGTACGACGAAGCATTGGCTATGCTCAAGCAGCTTGGCGAAGGGAAGAATCGCCAAGACATGTACCGCACACCTCAAGTGCGGTACCCGGTGAGGTGATATGATTGACTCCGTAGGAACACTGCTAGGCGGCGACGTGATGGTGATGACCACGCAGGGTCGCGGCTTTACGCCCGAAGAGATTGCTGAACGTGCTCTCGACAAGATCATCTATGTTGGGGGCAACTCCCATCCGGCTATCAGGGACCAAGCGGAGGCGTTCAAGGACTCCATCCGCCAAGTGCTCGTCTATTACATGCACGAGGCTGTCCGGTCCCATAACGTGACTCTGGTGAACAAATTTCACAAGGCCGGGCACTCAGAGTTCATCCCCATCTTAGACAGTTAAGGAGACCTACATTGGCTATTACGCAGGCAATGTGCACCAGCTTCAAGGCTCAGCTTATGCTGGCTGTGCACGACTTCCGCCCCACGGGCGACACTGGCGCGGACACGTTCAAGCTGGCGCTGTACTCGTCTACCGCTTCGCTTGATGCGAACACCACGACTTACACCTCGTCAGACGAAGTTTCGTCGTCGGGCACCAACTACACCGCTGGCGGCGGCTCGCTGACCAACCTCGGTGTGACGGCGGTCAACACGAACTCGGAAACGGGTACGGGCTTCGTTGACTTCGGTGACCTTACCTTCGCTAACGCGACCATCACGGCTCGCGGCGCGCTGATCTATAACACCACGCCTTCGGCTAACTCGAACGCCAACACGGCGCTTACGAACGCCTCGGTTGCGGTGCTGGATTTTGGTTCGGACAAGACGGCGACGAACGGTGACTTCACCATCATCTTCCCGACCGCCACTAACACCACGGCCATCATCCGGATCGCTTAATGATCGAAGAACTTATCAGCCGAGTGTTTTATGCTCGCAACGTGGCGCATGTCGAACATTGGACAGCCAATGGGGTCGGTGCGTACGCGCGGCATAAGGCACTCGGCAAGTTCTACGATGAGGTGATCGACGCCCTCGACAAGCTCGTCGAGGCGTATCAGGGTGCGTTTGAACTGGTGGGGGGCATCAAAGCCCCCAAGACCAAGGCGGATGACATCCTGCTTATTTTGATCGAAGACGCTGCGTGGATCGAGAAAAACCATGAGGCTATCTGCAAGGGCAACCGGGCGGTAGCCAACCTCGTTGACGGGGTGACGGAAGTTTATCTCACTACGATCTACAAGCTTCGCAACCTGATGTGAGGTAGTAGATGGCTCTCGTTCTCGCAGATCGCGTAAAAGATACGACCACTACGACCGGCACTGGGTCAGTCACGCTTAGTGGCTCGCCTCCCGCTGGCTTTCAGTCGTTCGGCGCGGCTATCGGTAACGGCAATACCACCTACTACACCATCTCAGGTGGCAGTCAGTTTGAAGTCGGTATCGGCACATATAACAGCGCCGGTCCTACGCTCAACCGCGATACGGTGCTCTCTTCGAGCAACAGCGGCAGCCTCGTCAACTTCTCGGCGGGCACTAAAGACGTCTTCGTCACCTACCCGGCTGAAAAGTCAGTCAATGAGGACGCGACTGGTAACGTCAACATCGACATCACCGGCAACGCAACGACGGCTACGCGGGCTACTAACCTAGCTGCTGGCGCTGCGGGCTCTGTCCCTTACCAGACGGCGGCTAACACCACGGCGTTCCTTGCATCGGCTTCTGGTGTCCTTGTTGGCGGTAACCCACCGACGTTCTCCACGACCCCGACGCTTACGGGTACGAACTTCTCTGCAATCCCTAACGCTGCGCTGAGCAACAGTTCGGTTACCATCGGCACCACAACCGTGGCCCTCGGTGCTACCTCGCTCACGCTTGCTGGTCTGACCTCGGTTACGCTGACCCAAGACCCGACGCTGGCGCTTCAAGCGGCAACCAAGCAGTACGTCGATACAGTAGCCTCAACCGGTATTCACTTCCACCAGCCGGTACGGGTCGAGTCACCGATCAACCTGAACGCGACATATAACAACGGGACTGCCGGGGTTGGTGCTACTCTGACCAATGCCGGTACGCAGGCCGCACTGGTTATCGACGGCGTGACGCTTAATGTTGCTGACCGCGTCCTGATCTATCAACAGACCACGCAGACACAGAACGGCATCTACGTTGTGACCGATGTGGGTTCGGTCTCGACCAACTGGGTACTGACGCGCTCCAGTGACGCGGACACTTTTGTCAGCGCTAGCCCAGACGGTCTGAGCGAAGGCTCGACCGTGTTTGTTCAGCAAGGTACGACCGGCGCAGGCGGTACCTACACATGTAATACTCCGGGTACGATTACGTTCGGCACGACAAACATCACCTTTGCGCAGGTTTCCTCGGCGCAGATTTATAGCGCGGGCACAGGCCTGACGCTCACTGGCACGCAGTTCAGCCTCACCTCACCTGTAGCTACGACGCTAGGCGGTACAGGTCTGACGACGTTTACAGCGGCTAACCGCGCGCTCTTCTCGTCTGGTACCACGACACTGACGACTGGTACGCTCCCCGTTGCTGCTGGTGGTACGGGGCAGACGTCCTACACGGACGGCCAGTTACTGGTTGGGCGCACCTCAGATGGTGAGTTGGTCAAGGCCACCCTGACTGCCGGTACGAGCATCAGCGTCTCCAACGGCGCAGGGTCCATCACGGTTACCAACACCGCACCAGATCAGGTCGTCAGCCTCACTGGCGGCGGCACTACCGTTATCACGGGTAGCTACCCTAACTTCAACATTACCTCCAACGACCAGTTTGTTGGCACGGTCACTAGCGTCGGTGGCACTGGCACGGTTAGTGGGATCACCCTTACAGGCACGGTCACTTCTACGGGCTCGCTTACCCTTGGCGGTACACTGAGCGTTGATCTTGCTTCTGCGACGGTTACGGGCACTCTTCCGGTCGCCAACGGCGGCACGGGCGCTACAACGTTTAGCACTGGCGCTGTGTTGGTTGGTAACGGCACCTCTGCGGTGTCATCTGTATCTCCCGGTACGGCCAGTAATGTGCTAACGTCGAACGGATCGGCGTGGGTGTCGCAAGCGCCACCTGCTGCTGGTGTAACTCAAGCACGAGCCACCGGTATTAACTTCATCTACGGGCTATAAGGACTGGACTATGGCGGCTCCGAATATCCTCAGTCTTACGACTGCTACAGGCAAAACGACGTACTTTACGCCGTCAGGCACTACGGCTGTGGTCCTCCTCCAGAACGCTGCGTCAAGTGGTAAGGTCCTCAAGGTCAATTCGCTTGTCGCGGCTAACGTGGACGGCACGAACGCGGCAGACTGCACGGTGTCTTATTACACCAACGGCGGTGTTGCTCAGGGGTCAGCCCCCTCTGGCGGCACGGCCTTCCCGATTGCTTCGACCATCTCAGTCCCGGCTGACGCCTCGCTTATCATCATCGACAAGACCACGCAGATTTACCTTGAGGAAAACACCTCCCTCGCGGTAACCGTAGGCACGGCCAGCGACATTACATTTGTAGTTAGCTACGAAGAACTTAGCTAAGGACATCTCCATGTCGCAACGGTATCAGGGCGGCATCCTCGGCGTAGGGTTCAACCCGCTTCAGGCTCCGAACGCGCCGACGATTGGCACGGCTACGGGCGGTAATGCCTCCGCGACCGTGGCGTTTACTGCGCCTGCCAACGTGGGCGGCAGTGCAATTACGGGCTATGTGGTGCAGAGCACTCCCGGCGGCATTAGTGCAGTGGGGTCCTCATCGCCGATTACCGTCTCCGGCCTGACTAACGGCACCGCCTACACGTTCCGTGTTACCGCTTTGAACAGTTACGGCCCGTCGCCCGCAAGTGGGGCGAGTAATAGCGTTACGCCTGCCGCCAACGGGCAAACAGAATACATAGCGGCGGGCTCTTATTCCTACATTGTCCCTCCGGGAGTTTCTTCTATTTCAGTTGTCACTGTTGGTGGCGGCGGTGGCGGTGGGGGTACTAACTCAACCCAATCTCGTGGCGGAGGCGGTGGGGGCGCTCTTGCGTATGCTAACAATATCTCAGTCACGCCGGGAGAGACGCTCACGGTAACTGTTGGCGGGGGCGGTCCGGGCGGCGCTAATGCGGCTAATGGTACCGCTGGCGGCGAAAGTGCACTACAAAGAAGCGCGACATATCTTGCGCGGGCCGGCGGGGGTAGCGGCGGCATTGCAACCACTGGCACCCCTACTCCGGGGGGCGCAGTGCTTGTTGGTACTGGAGGCGCAGGCGGTGCGGGGGCGACGGCAGCGGCTAGTAACGGTACTGGCGGCGGTGGCGCTGGCGGGTACGCTGGCGCTGGGGGCGCGGGTGACTCCGCTGGTAATGACGGCTCGGCTGCTGCGGCCTCTTCAGGTGGCGGCGGCGGTGGTGCCTCTGGTAATGTTAGTTCACTCGGCGGCGGCGGCGGCGGCGGTGTCGGCATACTTGGTCTTGGCGCAACAGGCACTGGCGGTATAGCTTCTGGCGGCGGCGGTGTCGGCGGCTCTGGCGGCGCTAACGGTACTACAGCAACCACAGACGCGGGTGCTGCGGGCGGCGCTTATGGTGGTGGCGGTGGCGGTGCTAACGACGATGGCGCTGCGGGCGCTGCTGGTGGTGGCGGCGCTGTCCGCATCATCTGGCCGGGTACAACACGCTCCTTCCCCTCGACTAATACGGGTAACCTCTGATGCCAAATTACAGCGGGGTCTGGTCACTCTCTCAGCAGTTTCAGGGTCGCGGTCAGGGGCTGTGGCCGCAACGTCCCAATGCGCCGACGATTGGCACAGCGACGGCTGGCTCCACTAACTGCGCTTCGGTCACGTTCACGGCTCCGGCTTGCACTGGCACACCTGCCGAGATTACGGGCTACGCAGCCACATCTACACCGGGCTGCATTACTGGTACTGGCTCGTCATCTCCGGTAACCGTAACCGGCCTTACGGAGGGCACTTCGTATACGTTTAAGGTAAAGGCGCAAAATGCCGTTGGTTTTGGTGCGTGCAGTGCGGCGTCAAATAGCATCACCGCCCAAGTGGTGCCAACGTGCGCTACATATACTACACCCGGAACTTATAGTTGGATTGCTCCTGCTGGTATAACAAGTGTTGCCGCTTTGGCAGTTGGCGGCGGCGGTGGCGGTGGTTGTGGCCCAAACGATAGTGGCTGTTATTGTGTCTGCGGTACCCCCACGTATTTAACCGTTACTAGGTCCGGCGGCGGCGGCGGCGGGGGTGCTTTAGCGTACCGAAATGCTGTTTCTGTTACGCCGGGAAGTTCTTACACTGTCGTAGTCGGCGGGCAGGCAAGCTCTTCGTCGGTATTTTCTATGGTTGCCGGAGGGGGCAGTAACGGCTCATCCTCGAGTACCGGCGGCAATCCCGGTACCAGATCGGGAACATTTACTGGTGGCGGTAGTGGTGGTGATGGCGGTAACGGCGGTGTGTTTTGCGCACTAGGCGTCGTCACACCACAGTGGTATGGCGGTGGCGGTGCCGGTGGCGCTGGCGGGTATTCTGGTGCCGGTAGCGCCGGCAGGAATTTTAATACTAGTAGTGGTGCAGCGGGTATCGGGGGAAGTGGCGCTGGCGGTTCTGGCGGCGGTGCAACTCTCTCTTGCGATTTGGCTGGCGGCGGCGGCGGCGGCGTTGGCATTTACGGTGAAGGATCAAACGGGACAGCAGGTACTTGCCGTGGGCAGGGCGGTGGCGGTGGCTCCGGCGGGGGTGCTGGCAGTGGATTTAGCGTATCTACTGGTAATGCCGGCGGTCTTTATGGCGGCGGTGGCGGTGGTGGCCGCAACGGCGGCTCCGGCGGCACGGGGCGTTCCGGCGCTGTTCGCATTGTCTGGGCTGGCGGCGCACGTGGCACACCATCATTCCCGTCAACTAATGTAGGACCATAAACCATGGAACACGACCTCGAACTCTACATCCAAATCCGTGACGGGCAGCCGCATGAGCATCCAATCTTCGCGGACAACTTCAAGATGGCTTTCCCACATGTGGACACGCAGAACCTGCCAGACACGTTTGCCAAGTTCATCCGTGTTGAGGCTCCTACACCCGGCACCTACGAGGTGTACGAGGGCGTGACCTATCAGTGGGTGGATGGCGTCGTGAAGGACGTGCACAGCGTTCGCCCGATGACGGATGAGGAACGTGCGGCTAAGGACGCCGAGATAGCGGCCCTTCCTCCCTTCCCACCTGCGGGTGAAGCTGATACTCAGGTGGCCCCATAAATTGTCATTGAGGAGCAACAATGGCACCGGAGCAAGACGAGCCGCAACCGGCTCCCCTAGACCAGCTTCACTACTTTGCGACGCCGGTCTACATCACCCAGCAGCCGCAGTTCCTTGATGTAGTCAAGGCAATCGCCGCCGACAGCATCACGCAGGTGCACGGCGACAAGAAGCTAGACAAGATACACCCGGTTCGCATGTCAGGAAACATGCTTGAGGACGAGCGCATTGCGCCCTTTGCCGAGTTTATCGCCAACACCGCGTGGAACGTCCTCGCCAGTCAAGGCTTTGCGATGGAGGGCTTCAGCACCAGCTTCACGGAGTTGTGGTGCCAAGAACATTTCCAGACATCGTCGATGGACTACCACGCCCATGCGGGTGGCAACTTCATTGTTGGCTTCTACTTCCTCGACGTGCCTGAAGGCGCGCCTCCTGTCGTGATCCACGACCCGCGTCCGGGCCGCGTCATGCTCAGCCTGCCAGAAGCCAATCCGTCGCAGGCGACACTTGCCAGCACGATGATTAACTTCAAACCGCAGCCGGGGATGATGATGTTCGCTCCAGCGTGGCTGGCCCACAGCTTTGGTCGCAACGCTTCGAAGAAACCCTTCCGCTTTGTCCACTTCAATCTGACGGTACAGCAGACGGCTCCGGCTGTGTGTCCTGTGTCGTCTGCCGAGGTGATCTGATGGCGCTCTTCCACGTCCGCTACAATCAGACGCGGGGCAAGCCGGGGCGCGGCACCGTCGATCATGCGTGGCGTGTGTTCGAGGACGGCAAGGAGTATCTGACCAAGCACGTCCAGATCAACGTCCCCTGTCGCGGTGAGAAGACCGGATCAGACTGGAGCATGGTCTGCGAGGG